TTTACAAGTTTATTTATGATAGGCAAATATGCCTTAATAATTTTAGTCTTAATACCTGTATCTTGTAGCATAGATCTTGCCACTTCAAAATAGTGTTCATCCTCGGTTAAGGAACCTTTAGTTTTTACCTTCTCTAAAGTAGATTTTGCTAGTGTTTTTAGTTTGTCTTTCTCGTCTGTAATGTTACCTGTCTTTGTTTCTGTATCACTAAGCTCTAATTGTAATCTTTGTTGTATTCTTTGTTGTGTAATGACTTCATTGTTTGTTTCAATTATCTTTTCATCTAATTCTTGAACTTTATTTACTAATACTTCTACCTCGCTATACTGCGTATTCAGTTCTTCTAGAGCTTGTTCAAGTTCTGAGATTTTCTCTTCATCTCTTTGTGTCATTATATTTTTGTGATCGTGCTCTATACCTTGCTGGCATGTAGGACACTCGTCTGTATTATGAAAGAAGTCTAAGTCTTTTCTGTGTTTACTAATTTGTCCTTCGAACTTACTTCTGAACTCTTCAAGTTTTCTCTTCTTTTCGCTAACAGGACCAACCTCCGTCTTCTCCTTTGTGAGTCTTGTAGACTCCTTCTGAGCTTCCTCGATCGCACTATCTGTCTCCTTAATGTCGTTTAGGATCTGTGTAACTTTAGATGATTTATCATCCTCTAGTGTTTGTATATATTGTTCTTGAATATTTGCTTTCTGCTTTGCTACTTCTATTTCGCCTTCTAAGATTCTTTTGTCGTTTTCTAATTGTACGAGTTTTGTTTTTAGTACAGAGTTCATACTTGTAAAGATACTGATATCTAATATGTCCTCAATAATCTCACGCCTAGCACCTAAGTGTAACTGCATGAAGGGTGTAAAAGACGCACTACCTAACATAACTATCTGAGTAAAACTCTTATAGTTAAGTTTTAAAATGTTCTCTTCTAGGTACTTTTGGAAGTCTCGTATGTTAGCATTCTTATCGAGCTTGTCTCCATTTATTTCTATATCAAATACTCTAGGTTGTAATCCTCTTTTTATACAATAGTTTTTGCTACCTATTTGGAAGTTAATTTCCACACGGCAATTTTTATTATTAATTGTGTTTATTAGTTGAGGCTTCGAGACATTTCTAAAAGGTTTATTAAATAGTGCAAAAGTTAAGGCATCTAGTAAAGTAGATTTACCAGAGCCGTTCTCGCCTACAATTAATGTACTAGGACTCTTATCCAAATCTATCTCTGTCCAAGCATTACCTGTAGAAAGAAAATTCTTCCATTTAATATTTTTAAAATGTATCATACTGTATCTTGTGCCTCGATATAGAGGCTTTGTAGTAAGTTTTTAATCCTTTGTTTATCTAAATCTGTTTCAACAACATCTACATATTCTTTTAGTAGTGTCATAGTATCTTCTAAATCTATATCCTCTCCTAGAGCTTCATCTTCAAACTCTGAGAAGTCTTCTATAATTTTAAGATCAATTAGATTACATGTATATAATTTATCTACGAAATGATCAAACTTAGAAAAATCGGTTTTCTTTGTTACTATGAGCTTAACACTAGCACCAACAATTGAATTAAAATCAAAGTTGCTAATATCATTGCTCCCTTCGAAATCTCCATCGTCGTAATAAACCTTGTGGAAGATTCTAAACGGGTTGTTGATATATTCCAGATCTCCTTTAACCGTATCGAATATGGCGAATCCTCTAGGGTCCTTATAGTCAGACCAAGTGATTTCGTAAGGATTGCCCATGTATGTAATATTGCCTCTGCTATGACGATGATGAAAGTGGCCACTGACCACAAGATCAAAATCAGTAAAAGCGTCAGTATCCATGCCATGGATATTAGGCATTCCAGGCAAAAGATAGTAACCTGCGAATTCGAAATGTCCGAAGCAAGTTTTAGCATCAGACTCTTTAATTTTGGCCATAGTCCTGTCATAATTTTCTCCACATATCCAAGGTAAAAATAATACCTTATGTCTGTCTAACATTATATGAGTAGGTTCCTGATATAATGTTATGTTGTCGTATTCCCCTAACAATAAGTCAGGGCTGTTTACATCGTTTGTATTTTTAAAGTAAGTATCATGATTACCTGGAATCATATGTATTTCAATACCTAAATCCTGTGCCTTCTGAAAGAAGTATTTTTTACAGGACTTCAATGTATTAAAATTTATATACTTACGCCTATCAAATATATCACCTAAATGACATACTGTTTTTATGCCTTCCTTCTCTAAGTAAGGAAAGAAACATTCATTATAAAATCTGGCAAAGTAAGCATCAAATGCTAAACTGTCTGATCTGGCACCAAAGTGGGTGTCTGTAACTAGGGCTACTTTCATGTTTAGCCCTCATATATTGCGCTGTTAGCTCCGTGTTCTCGAACTTCACATGATACGCAATAACATCTGCCATTTGTTTTCTTACTTACTAAATCATTAGCAAAATGGAAAGCTTGTTCTGCAAATTTTTCACATCCTACTCCGTTCATTACTCTTACTTCTGACAATCCTTGCTCTTCTATTTTAAGAAAAGTCTTAATCTCAGGATCGTCTTTATCCACTGCGTGTTTATGGTCAAACATATCTTTTAACCATGCCTTTAGATCTTTCAAATCTCCAAAGTCAACTACCCAATTTTTATCATCTAATCCATCACAACCAAACTTAAAACTAAAAGACAAAGCGTAACCATGTAGTAAACTACAATGACTATGATCTGCTAAAGGCTGTCTAAACATACATGAAAGGCCTTCTTCATGTCCATAAGTTTTTGTTGAGTAGTACTTATAATTTCTCATTTTAACTCCTGATATAAATTTGTTGCAGTAAAGTATTCTTTCTGCAAACTTTCTCTATTATTTACTATTGCTGTTTGTATTTCTTGTGCTTCAAAATTTTCCATCATTGTTTCTATTTTACCTACAAGAATGTCTTTATGATCTTGGTAACCTTTCCAATCTAATGTACACTTAGAAGGATACTTAAATATGTCCTCATACATTTCTATATAAGAAAGTCTGTTAGGTACAAGAGGCATACCTCCTGCCATTAGTATTTCATAACAGCTAATACCTAATGTTTCTTGTAAGTTTGCTGAGAAAACCATTTTAGATTGTTCTAACAATGAATTGTATTCTGGTTTCGTAAGATTCAATTCATTACAATTAATCCATTTATACTGTGGCAATTCTTTTGCCAAGTCTTGAAATATATTTAATTGTTTCTCGGGTGCATCTCTGTGAGGAAACAAAATAATATTTTCTTTCTCTAATCTTTTAGGTTGTATATAGTTGCCTAAGTATTCCATAGGCCAACCTGTTCTAACAATTTTATTTCTAATATATTCCTCATGATCAGGTCCAAAGAATGTAGTAACAAATAATTCTATATGAAAGCTACTAGCAAAATAATTTTTATCTATGGCATCAAAGAAAGCTAGTTCTGTATGCCTTACCCAAGGTTTATTTCCTATTAATCTACCTAAAAAATCCTGAGGATCATAACTGCCTGCATGCCATAGTGCATGTATTGTTGCATCTATCTGAAATAAATCTAACATGTATTTAAGATTAAGAATACCTGGATGCCAAGCGTCTGCAAAGACAAAATGATCTCCGTTCTTAATCTCATTGTTGTTAAAATATTCTGCAAGAAGTTTTACTTGTTCTGATTTGTATATGTTTGTGCCTGCAAAGTTTAAGAAGGCACCAGGTGTTGTACACGCTGCTATTTTTTCTGGACCTTCAATAACTGTTATATCTTGTCCTGTTTGATCTGCTATTTGCTGAGGAAATTCTGTTTTCCATTGTGCTGTGTATCGTGTTTCGACATATTCTAAATCAATTAAATAGATCATTCTGTACTATGCCTCCATTTTCATTATCTTCATATACTTCTACTTGTACTGCACGATTAGGATACTTCTCTTCTATATAATTTATAAGAGACTCTGCTACCATCTCACAAGACTGGTAGTCTAGTTGTAGTGTTCCTTGTTCAAACTGCCTTTCTAGTTCACGCTTAAATTGTATGAACTCTACATCTCTATCATTATGAGAAACACCTAGTGTTACATAAAAATGGAATATGTGTCTGTGAGGATAACCTAGGAAACTAACATCTCGCCAGTCACCTGTAGCATATTCAGGATTTGTATCTGCTCCTGGAAATTGATGTACACCTTCTCGTTGAAATGATACCTTTATGTACCTGTTTTTAATAGCCATTCTGGTTCCTCCCTATTTGTATATCTAGCAAAGCTAAGTTTGTATTTGTTGTAATACCTACGATAAGAGTTTACTACACTCTCACCTTTTACATCATCTGGCATAGCAAGTGGCAAGCCTTGTACATCTGCCATTGATGCATGTTCAATATTCTTAGGAGGAAACCTAAGTAAATTTTCTAGTTTCTCCTGTGTCAAGTGTGTCCTACCATACCTGTGAGTATATTCCTCGCATAACCTACACCATAGATTATATAGGTAATTATAATTGGCATCACTGCTTCTAACCCATATACCATCTGGATGGTTGATGTGGCTAGCCTTGTATAATGTATTCTCCATATTAGAATTAGGATGTCGCCACCTCTTAATTCGTCTTCCTGCTGCTGTTTTATCTTCATATAGATCTCCGTCTAAAACTCTGTGTGCTGTGGACATGAGTTGTGCATACTCAATAACCATTTTAACGACATGTTTATCACAATGCTGTTCTGCACATAGTACAGGATTTTCATGTAGTAAAAATATGTTCATGTAAATAATTCCTCTAAACTTGCTGGTGGTTCACTACCTACTGCCATAGATTTCATTGCTCCACCTAAGTATTGGTTGTTCTCCCAATAGTTAAAATCATCTTTATTGCGTACATTATAGAGATTTCTGAACTGTCCGTCAAGTTTCATTTTACCCGTAAATTTAATTAGGGCCTCTTGATCTAACATCATAGTTTCTAGATGTTTCATAAAGTTTTGTATGGACATAAGGATAAATGCTGTCCTAACATAGATCCACTTGTTTAAATTGCCATATTTCTCTTTTGCCTTCATGCTAGGTGTGTTCATAATAGTGTGAAATTCGTCTAATTCTACACCTAAATTGATTGTTTGTTGCACATTATCGTACATTTCTCGATACAAATTGGAGAATTTTCTACTGAACTTAGTTGTGCCTTGTCCCATGTAAAATAAACCTGTCTCAACCGCCCTACTATGAGTTGTAGAGTCATAAGATATTTCTACATTGTCATACAAACCATTCTGACAAAATACTAGATAAGGAATTATACGCCTAATACTACCTACACCTAATACATGTAAGTGCATTTTATCTTGTGGCCAGTATTTAGCAATCTCACTAGCAATAAAGGCTCTTTTTACATCTTCTAAAGGACCTGTACCTAGTGCTGCTGCTCCCATTGCAACACCACCTATTCTATCATGCCACTCTGTAGGTATTTGTTCTAACAATAGTTCATACCATCTTAAATATGTGTCTACACAATTACCCTGTAGAATAATATAAGGTTTGCAAGTGCTTTCCTTGCTATCAAATACTTCTAGTTGTCGTTTTATATTACGACCTGTTTTCCTAGCTAGTTCTTCGTAGTTTTCAAAGTCAAAGAACCTTTGTTTAGTATCGTTTCTGTCTGATCTGTCGCCTGTAAGCACTACAGGTATCTCATCAAAACACATACCCACATCTGCCCACTCTGCTTGGTTCTCATATACTTTATCTTTAAGTTCATCAGTAATAGTCATGCCTTGTGTAACAATTTGTAAACCACCTGAGTCTGCGTGGATACTATGTACATGATCTTTATATGCTGTAAATCTTTCTCCAAAGCTAGACTCTGTATGTCCGTTATATAGCATAGAAAATTTGTGTGAATATACACCTGTTACCAATTTATCTAGTAACATATTAATTATCTGTGAATTTGTTTCGTCTTTAGCAATGCCTGGATTACTAAATCTCATATAAGAAGTTCCTGATACTACATAATCTAATTTTCTACCCATACATACTTCCCATTATAAATCCTAAAGCAAATATAAACCAATCAAATATAAAGTGCATTAGGAATGATAGTGCAAAGATTTCTTTCCAATGCACCTTACATATA